CCACCCCTACCAAAAAGTCAGGGTCAGAAAGCCTGACTCCGACTTTTTCGTCCCTTTCTGACTCTGACATTTTGAGCCGACAGGAACCCATAAGAAATAGGAACCCAATAAGTGAAGTGTTTGCGAACCAAAGTTCGCACGCGCCTGAAAAAGCGCTCCCTGTCTTTGATGAGGTCAAGCCCGCCAAGCGTAAAGCTCGCGCTACCGGCAAGCGCCCTTGGGATTGGGTCCACGACAGCGAGAAGCGTGACCTCCTAGAGCGGTGCAGGTCATTCGCAGAGCAGCGCGGTTGGTTGGAGGACTACTTGTCTGGCCGGCTGAAGGCGTTCGCGCAGTATCAGAGTTCCCGTCGCATCGTGTCCGCTGACTGGTGGGCTGAGTTGGAACTCTGGCTCAGCAATCCTTTGCATCAGCCGCGTACCAGCCGCAGCAATCGACGTTCGTCTCTCTCCGAACTTATGGGCGAGATCTCCGACGAAGGAGAATACAACTAATGCTTAGCCGTAAGTCTCAAAATCTGCCTGCCGTGCAATCGTCCACGGCCATCGCGATTGTTGCTGAATCCGGAGCTGCCCTCGTCGCTGCCGGACAAGTCCCGAAAGCCATCCAGCGTGGCGTTCTGGAAATCATGTTGGCGTTCCCCGCTCAGGGAATGGCCGATAGCGACCGGCGCATCGTTCGTGATCTTTATCTTGAAGCGGTAGAAGACCATCCCCGCGCTGTCGTTGAATGGACGCTGAAATATCTCGTCTTCAACAACCCGAGGAACACGCCGACATTCTCTTGCGCCCCGACGCCTCAAGACGTTCGAGAAGCGTGCCGCGTCACAGATGGATGCTGGCACCGTTGGGTAGTTGATTACTACTTCGGGGGCGAATGGGCAAAGCCTTCAACCAACACCATGCTGACGAAAGAAAACGCCGATCTCCTTAAGCGCCACTACGAGGCGCAAAAACGCGGCAAGCCCGGCGAGCCGAACTGCCTCGTCCCGGAAGATCTTCAGATCCATTATCTGCGGCGTGAGATCGAGAGACAGCTTCCCGACATCGAGAACGAGGAAAAACTGAGAGCGCAACAGTACGCTGATCCTCTTCTACTTATGATCAAAGACGACGTTCTCGATCGGATGCCAGCCGCCGCGTTTCCTGATGGTGCGCTTGAGATGGTCCGCAGCAAGCGAGCCGCCAGAGCTGAAGCCGCTCGAAAGGCAGTCGAGCACGAAGCTTACATCAACAGCCTTTCCGCCGAAGTGCGAGCTGTCCGCTGGACCGTTGTTACGTCCGATCTGTGGCGGGGCAAGGACGAGACAGAGATCATGGCGGAAACCAATCGTCGCCTTGAGATCATCCACACAGGCAGAGCCAAGGCGGAAGCTGATGCCGGCGAATTTACCGGCTGCGCATTCGACGATGGCACCGAGTGGCACGAGCGGGACTTCCAGCGTTTTTACCGGCGCGGCCCTCGGAGAGCCTGATGATCTACTTCGAACAACTCGAAATCCCCGGTCTTCCGCCCCGGCTCGGCCCGCGTCGCAAGCGTTGCGCATGCTGCCTCACCATCAAGATCGTCAGCGCCTTTTCCGGCGATCGGTCTCGGCCTGATGGACTCGCCCGGAATTGCCGCAAGTGCGATGCAGAGCGGAGTAAGCAGCGGCGGCTTCGAGACGGTGATCTCCTTCGCGTCCGAGAGCGACTGCGGTACTCGGCCAGTCCCGATCGTCAGCGCTGGGCGGCAGCAGAGTACCGGCGATCTGACCGCGGCAAGCGGCTGAACGCGCTCGCCGTGCAGCGCTATCGCGCCCGCAACGCAGAAAAGTATGCGGCCCATCTCGAAGTCCGCAAAGCGATTGCGGCCGACATGCTCGCAAAGCCGAGTTGCTGCGAATTGGCCCATCTTGGCGGGTGCAGCGGGCGGCTCGAAGCGCATCACCATGACTATAGCCGCCCGCTCGAAGTCAGATGGCTTTGCGTCAGCCATCATCAATCGCGGCACCACAAGCCTCGCGCCTGCCCCATCCCAGCGCCGCTGTTCGAGTGCGCCCAAGCGCTGGGCGAAACCATGCAGCCAATGCTGGAGACTGCCGAATAATGAAATTGCGTTCAAGGACCGACTGGCGTTGCGATCGAACGAAAGGACAAAGCCCATGGCTGACATCGAAAAGCTCACCGTTACCCTTGAAGCGAACGTGGCGCAGTACAACGCCGACCTCGCTCAGGCGGCGAAGACCGCGCAGCAGCAAACCGCCAAGATGGAGCAGAGCTTCGCAAAGCTCGGCACGTTCGGTCAGAGATCGCCCAAGAGCCTCGATACGATCGCGAAGGGCATGTCGAGCATCGGGAAGACGGCGCTCGCCTCTCAGGTCGAGACAGAGCTTCTAAATGCCAGCCTGAAAGGTACCGGCGACGCGGCGGTCGAGGTCAGCCACGCCATTGGCGCGATGTCGACACAAGGCATGGCGGCCTTCCACGCACTACGCGGCGGCACAGAAATGCTTGCGCAAGGTGCCGATCCGTTTCGCGTTCTCGCGATGGAGATGAACAATCTCACCTATGCCGCGAGTGGTGCCGGTGGGCTAAAGGGCGCATTTGGCGAAGCGATCGGCATCTTTACGAAGATGCTCAACCCCGTGACCGTGCTCGCAGGAGGTTTGGCGACACTCGGCGTAGCGGCCACTGCAGCGGCGGTTTCCTATGCGAATGCACAGAGCCGGATAAAGCTCGCCCTGACAGGTGTCGGCGCGTCGGGTGGCGTGACCCTTGATACGATCAACAAAATCTCGGAAGCGACGGCCTCTGCCGGGCAAGTCTCCGTTTCCGAAGCCCGCGACTTCGCGGCCGCCGTCGCCGCCACCGGCCGAACTTCCGTGGCCGTGACCGCACAAGCAACGGCGCTCGCCAAATCATACTCACTCGTTTTCGGCGACGATCTTCAAAAGTCGGCAAAAGACTTAGGCGCCGCTCTCGCTGATCCGGCCCGAGGCGTCGATACGCTGAACGCCAGATTGCTGGCCTTCGATGCAACGACAGCGAATTACATCAAGCGGCTGACGGCCCAAGGCAATCTGGAAGAAGCGCAGAAGACCATTCTCGCGGGGATCGCAACGGCGACGGCGACGGCGGCGGAGAAGACGACAGGCTGGGCAAAGGCATGGGACGCTCTCGCCAATTCGATTTCAAACTACATCAACGCCGCAGGAAAGGCCGTCCTGCCGTCATCGTTCCTAAGTCCCGAGGATCAGTTAGCGGCGGCAAAGGCGCGGCTCGCGCAACTCCAATCTCCCATGAATGGGCCTCGGGCTGCTCTTGGGAACTCTGACGAAATTGCCGCGACAAAGAAACGGATGGCAGACCTTAATGCGACGCTCGACGACAATGCGGAAGCCTCGCGCATCGCGGCGAGCAACCTCCAAAGTTTAAAGTTCGGCGCCATCATCGACCAGGCCGACCCGGCCACCGCATCGCTGCACGCGCTTGAGGATCAGCTCACCGCTTTAAGCAATAACACAACAATTCCGCTTGGAGATCAGGTCGCACAACTCAAGAGGGCTAACGACCAGATCAAAACATCCGTTGCCTACCTTAAGCAACTGATGGCACTCGGGGGCGGTAATATCGACGTTGGCGCGACGCGCAAGCAGTCGCAAATCGACATCGCCGCGATCAACGCCCGTACGGCTGCGCAGAAGGCGGCGGTTGCCTATGACGCAGCATACATGCAAGCGATCCTGGCTCAGAAAGGCGCCGTTGTGGCAACGGCCGAAGCGACGGCGGCGGCTAACAAATCGATGGCGCAATCTGAGCGCGATCTGGCGGAAGCGCAGCGCGATCGCACCTATGCCGGACAAGCGGCGGTAGACCAAGCCAACTTTAAAAACTCGCTGATCGGCAAGAGCGCCGCCGAAGTTGCCAAGCTCACGACCGAATACAACGAGCTTGCCGCAGCCAAGCAGGAAGCGTTCAGGAACGGCATCCTTGACGCTAACGGAAATCCGATCATCTCGGCGCAAGCGCGACTTTCTGCGATGGCCGATGCCGATCAGGCAGGACGCGCCGCTGGCGCGGGTGCGAGTCTTAGGCTCAACGCCGATGCCGACTTTGACCGACAGCAGGCCCTCCGCTCACAAGATGAACAGCAGGTCTACGCCCAGCTCCATAGCGCTGGCCTCCTCGGGCCAGATGGGCAAATTCAGGCGCAAGACGAGTTGACGGCCGCCAAGCTCCGCACGAACCAAGCTATCAAGCAAGGCATCGACGCGGAGAAAGCATTCGCATCGACATTCGCGCAGGACATGCTGCAAGGCAAATCCGCCGCCGCCGCCTTAGCCGATGCGCTGAATCAGCTTGCCTCTAAACTTCTCGATATGGGTCTCGACAAACTCATCTCGGGCGCTAATAGCGGCGGATTGCTCGGCGGCATTGGTAGCCTTCTCGGCCTTGCTGATGGCGGCCATGTGAGCGGACCTGGGTCAAGCACGTCTGACAGCATTCCCGCCATGCTTTCCAACGGCGAATTCGTCGTCAACGCTGACGCGACGAAAAAGCACCGCGCTGTGTTGGAGGCCATCAATACCGGAAAGGTCGGTAAGTTCGCCGCTGGTGGCTCTGTAGGAACGCCGGCCATGCGGATGCCCAATATCTCGCTTCCAAGCGTTGCCCCTCCTGCGTCCAGTGCGCCGCAAATCGTCTTCAACGCGCCGCTGATCAACGCGCCGAACGCAACGCCTGCTGCCGTGGACAAGATGAACCAGACATCAATCCCAGCGCTGAAGAGCCTGATCCGCAGCGAGGTCGCTCAGGCCATGACCCGCAGTAGCAAGATCAAAAACATAATTCGTAAGGGCTGATTGCCCGCATCCGTCCCATCATCCCAGCAGGAGCCACCCCATGGCGAAAGCCAAATCTACGAAACGCAAGCCACTGAAAAAAACTGCCCGGTCACAGAAGCCAGTCAGCAAGCCGATCGCAGCAACTGTCGAACCTCGGAAGATCGGGCGCCCGTCTCTCTACTCGGAGGAGTTCGCCATCCGCATCTGCACCGAGATCGCGCTGGGAAAGTCCCTCATCAGCATCTGCTCGGCGGTCGACATGCCGGACCGGGTGACGGTTTATCGCTGGCTTGAGGAACACGTTGAGTTTCGCAACGAATACGCGCGTGCGCGAGAGCTGCAGGCAGACCATTACGCTGATCAGATCGTCGATCTGGCCGACGAGGCCAAAGATGCGAACCTCGCCCGGTTGCAGATAGACGCCAGGAAGTGGACCGCCGCAAAGCTCCGACCCAACCGCTACAGCGAGCGCTTCCTGAACGAGCATACCGGCAAGGATGGCGCTCCCATTAGCGTCAAACAGATCACGGCCGACATGACGCCTCAGGAAGCCGCCCAGGAATATGCCCGCAGCCTTGAGGTCGATGATGCTTGAAAGATGGCCTCCGAACTACACCGACGTTTTCGCCCAGCGCCAACGGCGTTATCAAAAGGTCCGCCGGCAGATCATTGGGGCCAAGGAATACTATCGCACCCGACCGGTTGAGTTCATTGAGCATTGGGTTTCGACCTATGATCCCCGCGTCACAGGCGGCGAGCTACCGTCCCGGCTGCCGTTCGTGCTGTTTGACCGCCAGAAAGATCTGGTCCAATTCCTGCTTGCTTGTCTCAATGGCGAGGCCAATGGCCTGATCGAGAAATGTCGCGATGTCGGAGCGACCTGGGTCTGTTGCGCCTTCTCGGTTTGGCTCTGGCTGTTCTGGCCCGGCGTTGCCGTTGGCTGGGGCTCCCGCAAGGAACAACTCGTCGACAAGATCGGCGATCCGGATAGCATCTTCGAAAAGATGCGCATGATCATACTGGGACTACCGCGAGAGTTTTTGCCGGCCGGTTTCAGCATGAAGGACGATCTCGCTTATATGCGGATCATCAACCCGGAGACCGGCGCAACCATCACCGGGGAAGCTGGCGACAACATCGGCCGTGGCGGTCGCAAGCGCATCTACTTCAAGGACGAGTCGGCGCATTACGAACGGCCGGAGAAGATAGAAGCCGCCCTAGCTGATAACACCCGCGTTCAGATCGACATCTCCTCTGTGAATGGGCTTGGCAACGTCTTCCATCGACGCAGAGAAGCCGGCCAGGAATGGCAGCCCGGCCGTCTCGTCTCGGAAACCAGCGCCAATATCTTTGTCATCGACTGGCGCGATCACCCGGCGAAGACGCAGGCTTGGTACGATCAACGCAGGGCCAAGGCTCAGTCAGACGGCCTGCTTCACGTCTTCGCCCAGGAGGTCGATCGCAACTATGCCGCCTCCATCGAGAACGTCATCATCCCAGCCGAGTGGGTCCGATCCGCTATCGACGCACACTTGAAACTTGGCTTCGCCGATGATGGCCTATGGGTAGGCGCCCTGGACGTTGCTGACGGCGGCGGCGACCGGAATGCACTCGCGCTGCGGAAGGGCTCGGTCTTGAAGCATGTCGAGGAATGGGGAGAACGCGACACCGGCCTTACTGCACGCCGCGCCGTGACTGCTTGCGAGAAACTCGGACCAGTTGACGTCCAATACGATTGCATCGGCGTGGGATCGGGCGTGAAGGCGGAGACGAACCGCCTACGTGACGAAGGCTTGATGCCCTACAGCGTGAACTTCATCCCGTGGGATGCCGGCGCCTCGCCACGCGACCCTGACAGCTTCGTCATCATCGGCGACTACAATTCGCCGCTCAACAAGGATTTCTACGGAAACATGAAGGCACAGGGCTGGTGGCAGCTTCGCCGCCGCTTTGAGAACACGCATCGCGCCGTGACTGAGGGCCTTCGGCTGAGCGTCGATGACATGATCAGCATCCCGTCGAACCTTCCCCTGCTTCGTCAGCTTGAAAAAGAACTCAGTCAGCCAACGGCGAGCAAATCGGCGCGGATGAAACTTATCGTCGATAAATCTCCGGAAGGGACGAGATCACCGAACGTTGCCGATGCCGTGATGATGGCGTTCTGGCCGGCCAAGACGACCTTGACCTATGGTGAGTGGGTGAACTGATGCCAACGCACGCAGAAAGCATCCGAGCCTTCCGGCTCTACGAAAAGACGTCGAAGAACGGGAACACGTATCTGACTGGGCGCTGGGGCGGTGCCAAAGTCGCAGTCCTAAAATCACGTGATGTCGCCGACGACGGCAGCGCCATGTGGGATGTCTTGCTCAGCCCAGCGCAGGAGCGACCGAAACCGGACACCCGGCAGCAAGCGGAATCCCCAATTCAACCCTCTCTCGCACCGGCAAGCCCTTCCCTGGCTTCCTCAGAATTGAGCGATGAGATCCCATTTTGATGCCGGATAGGTCGGCTCTGCCGTTCTCAATCGGATGTGCATATCCGGGCGGACATCGCCCGTTCTGCTCGACAACCTATCGTCCGTACCCAGAATGACGCTTGGGGAATCACCCGGGGGCGATGCCATGCGGCCAATTTGGAAGAGTTACGTCGGCAAGTCTCGGCTAGCTTTGGTAGCTGCTTGCCTCGCGACCTGCGGTTGCGCCAGCATGAACTACATCATGCAAGCCTATGATGGTGTGCCGGTCCAGCAAGTTTCAACCCAGTACGACACGTTTCGAGTTTTCGATAAGCCAGCCGAGAACCGAATGATGATCACGTCGAGCCTCGCGTCTGCGGCGGCTCAAGGCTTCACGGGTGGGCTCCTGCTTAACCCGACCGTCACCGCCACGCCGAAGCCTGTCTTCGAGGAGGCGGCCCAGGCCTATCTCAAACAGTCGGGCCGCAACTGCAAAATCACAGATGGCTACCTGCTCGTGAACCCGCAGTGGGAGTTCAAGTACAGCTGTGAGATGGCGACTTCTTCCATCAGCAAATCCTGATATGCCTGAGTTGTGAAAGCCAGAAATGCCGTGTCCTGATCTATGGGCCTTCGGCTCGACGCAACTGCTCACCGTGATCGGCTTCCTTCTCACGGGTGCCATTGCTGTTGTGGGATTCAGGACGTTTGAAAAATGGAAGCGTGAAAAGCTCGAAGAAAAGCGAATTGAAATTGCTTTCGAGGCCCTCGCGCTTGGCTACGAAGCTGGGTTTGTCTTTGACGAAGCCCAATGTCATTCGACGCCGAATGGACGGATTTGAAGGGCGATGAGGAAGAGCGGCGCCGAGCCGGGCACTTTTTTGCTATCCTGAAACGCATTGAACTTAATCGAGATTATTTCGAACGAGCTTGGAAGCTGCAACCAAGGTTTATGGCCGCGTTCGGAAAGGAAACCGCCGCAGTCTTTCTCAAGCTACATCAAGCTCGGCGTTCCGTTGAGGTTTCTGCCAGCATGCTCGTGCGATCTGCGCTCCGAAACGAGCCGTATGACGTCAAATTTCGCCAAAAACTCGAAGGAGATATTTGGAACGTCGGAGAGGAGCAGGATCCCATCAAGAAGTTGGTCACTGAGTTTGAGAGGGGGATCGAAGATCGATGCTTCCCCGTTGTCCGCCAGAAGTTTCGAGCAAAGGCATAATGCTTGCGCAGTCACGACGAGCTGCCCCCCTGACTGGCTTATCCATAGTCCAGTTGGTTGGCTTAGGACCATTCTCGCAATCGACGTTTTCTCTGCCCATCTCAGCCGCATGGCTTATCGCATTATGTACGGCTGATTGCCCTCTCTTAATATTGCGGCCCGTCAAGCCGTCAGTGTTTTTGAACCTTTGGTCTTGGGTTTGCGTTTACGCTAGCCAACCTCGGAGGTCACCATGCCCATCGTTACGACAGCCATTGTGGCTTTCATCTTGCTCGTGCTGATCGGCGTGGTCGTCGGAATCTTCATGAACCGCGGCGGCCGCAGCTGGCTGGGCCGTCAAGTTACGGGTGCGACAGGCATCGGCGACATCACGTACTCGCTCGTCGGCATCGCGGGCTCTTTCATGGGGTTCCACGTCGGGGTGATCCTCGGACTGCTACCCACACTCCTGCTCTACATCGTTGCGATAGCGGGCGCGTTTCTGACAATTATCCTTTGGCGCCGGGCCTGAGGACGGACCGATATGGGCAACGAGTACGATCCTCCGACTATCCCCTTTCCGACCCAGGAACCCGGACAGCTTCCTCCACTACCGCCGGAGCCGAAAGAACCTCCACAGCCCTCGCCCATTCCCACTGACGAGCCCCCGAAACCAGAGCCAAAGCCGCGCTGAGAGATCAGTCGGCCCCGAGGGCCAATATAAAATTGGGAAATAATCGGAAAGCATACAGCCGTTGTTGCGCAACTTTATATGCTGGCCTTGAGGCCCTAATGCGCCGATCTCCAATCCACAGCCCGTGAAACGTCCTGAATGATGACTTGCCTCTTGCCCAGAACAGCTATCCTCATATATGCTGATAATTACCGTTATCGGCATATACGAGGGCAACCATGATTGGGACCGAGTTGCAGATCATCCGGCCGGAGCGAGCGGAAATCGCAGGCTCAGACGCGGAGCGGCTTCCCACGATTCACACCACGGCTCGCCGTGACGATGAGCTGGTTTCGGTTTGGCTGAAATCCCATGCTGGCGGATCGCGTCACACGCTTCGAGCCTATGACCGGATCGGTCGCCGGTTCATAGCTGCAATCGACAAGTCCGGAACCAATCTCCGGCGGGCGACGATCGATGACGTTCAGACGGCGCTCGAAGCCATGCGCGTGAAGGAAGACGGCTCACCGGCCTCGGCTTCAACAGTGAATACGCAGGTTGCCGCGATCAAGGCCCTGCTCGGCTTCGCTCATCAGGTTGGATACACGACTTTCAATGTCGGCCCGCTGATCAAGCTGAAAAAGGCTCCGCGAAAACTTGCCCAGCGCATCATGCCGGAAGTCGAGATCCAGTTGCTCATCCGCGCCACCGCTGACAGCCGCCACCCCGAGCGCGATCGGGCCCTGTTCGAGACGGCCTATTACGGCGGTCTTCGCGTTTCCGAATTGGCGTCTCTAACCTGGGATCAGGTCATCCCACGCGAAACCGGCGAAGCTCAGCTCGCCGTCATCGGCAAGGGCGACAAAGACCGACACGTCCTGATCCCGACCGAGGTGCACGAGCACCTAAAGGCAATTCGTAACGGTGCACCGACTAATGCCTCGGTCTTTGGCATCAAAGAGCGAGAGATCAATCTTCTTATTAAACGAACTGCCAAACGCGCTGGGGTGAATGAAGCCGCCTCAGCACATTGGTTTCGGCATGCCCATGCTTCTCATGCGCTGGACAACGGCGCGCCGATCTCCCTCGTCTCGCAGACACTCGGCCATGCCGACCTCAAGACGACTTCGGTCTACACACACGCCAAACCGAATGAGAGTTCGAGCCGGTATCTGAAGCGATGACTGGTCCGCTCTTTCTGTGAAGAGCTTTCCCGCTGCTATCTCTTAGCGCAGTCGGCGGTGTTCAGTGGCTGTGGCGCAGATATAAACGCGGGATGGAATGGTTTTGACCATTGTGGTGCATGCATCGAATGCAGAGTTTGAATAATAACGAGTTTACTAAGTTAAACTTAGCAAACTCACGCAATTGCAAACTAGACGGGAGTTTGCAGATCAGTTATTTTACTAAGTATGCCTAAGCAAAAGCGGTCTTCCCTAAACTGGCTAGAGAAGCACCTTCCTGAGGGGCTAATCGTGGATTCCGCCTGGTTGGGACGCCATGGGTATTCTACAAGCCTGCGTACCCAATACCTAAAGGCAGGATGGCTGCACCAGCCGGCGCGCCGCGTCTACACCCGCCGCGACGCTCCGTTGTCCTGGCAGCAAGTCGTTATCTCCCTGCAGACATTGCTGGAACAGGATCTCGCCGTCGGCGGGCGAACCGCGCTCGAGCTGCAGGGCTTTGCCCATTACCTGCAGCAACAGCAGGGCACGGTCTATCTGTATGGGCAGCGGCCACCCCCAACCTGGCTCAAGAACCTGCGCGCAAGCGCCTCTTTCGCTTACCGCAACGACAAAAAGCTATTCCGCGAATTGCGCGTCCCAGCGCTTCCGCGTGCGCTGACCGTCGACCCGACCTCGAAGACGAAGCGGCACGACACGCTCACCCTCGTCCCGTGGGGTCAATGGAGCTGGCCCCTAATATTGTCCAGTCCCGAGCGAGCCGTGCTGGAATTGCTCGACGAGCTTCCCAACCGCGAGTCATTCCATCAGGTGGACATGCTGATGGAAGGCTTGAGCACATTGAGCCCTGCTCGCCTGCAGGCGCTGCTCGTCGATTGCCACAGCGTGAAGGTCAAGCGCCTATTCTTTTTCTTTGCCGAACGCCACCAGCACGCTTGGCTGCGACGGCTCGACCGCAAGGCGATCGACCTCGGCAGCGGAAGGCGCAGAATTGCCCGGGACGGAAAATTCGATGCCCGGCACCTCATCACAGTCCCGAAGGATCTCGATGGCGTTCGCTGACCATTACCGGCGCCAAGTCGCCCTCTTGCTCCGCACCTTGCCATACATCGCCAAGGAGAAGTGCTTCGCATTGAAGGGTGGCACCGCTATCAATCTCTTCGTGCGTGACCTGCCGCGCCTCTCCGTTGACATCGACCTTACCTACTTGCCGGTCTATGGCCGTAAGAAATCGCTGGGCGCTATCGACAAAGCGATGAAGCGCATTGAGGCCCGCATCAAAGCAGGACTCCGGACGGCGCGAGTCACCAGCAGCATCCACGAAGGCGCCGTCACCAAGCTCGGTGTGCGTGATGCTGGCGTGCAGATCAAGATCGAGGTAACTCCGGTCCTCAGAGGATGTGCCTTCGATGCAGAGCTTCGCGATGTATCCCAGGCCGTGGAGGAGATATTCGGCTTCGCCGAGATGCGCGTGGTCTCCTTTGCCGATCTCTACGCTGGAAAAATCATGGCCGCACTCGACCGGCAGCATCCCCGTGACTTGTTCGACATCCGCGACCTGCTGGCCAATGAAGGCATCGACGATGCGCTCCGCTCGGCTTTCATCGTCTACCTCGTCAGCCATCACCGGCCCATGGGCGAGGTTCTTGGGGCCGCGCCCAAGCCGATCGACGACGCGTTCGTAGCCGAGTTCGAGGGCATGACCGAAAATCCGGTGAGCAAGAAAGATCTTGTCGATGCGCGTCGCGCGCTCGTTGACGAAATCGTCGGCGCGATGCCTGAGCGCCACAAGCAATTCCTTATTGGCTTTGAGGCTGGCGAGCCAGATTGGACGCTGCTTGACGTCGAAAACGCCGCCAAGCTCCCGGCTGTTAAATGGCGCATGCAGAATCTAGACAGCATCACAAAGAATAAACGCATCGCACTCGTCACACGACTGGGCGAGGTGCTCGGCACTGACGTGCCGGACGCGCAATATACGCTCTTCGCCGAGAAACAAAGGAAGCCGCGCGCCAAGCGCAAGCGCTAGAACATCCGGCAAGGAGCGCGCAATGCGATTGACTGGTGTACGCAATCGGAAGGGATCAAATTAGAAAAGGAGACCGGTCGTAATAGTGAATTCTTATAGGCCTCCTTCGGCGCCAGCTTCCTCGTATTTCATGTAATCCAGCTTGCAGCTTTGATCGCCGATTTGCATCAGCACAAGCACGTTCCCGTGCCGTTTATCCCACCATTTCGCAAAGCTGACGATCGGCGTTGCTGATGTCTTCGGCGGTCCATAGATATTCGAAAGTCTTCCCTGAAGCTTGGGGCAATCGGCTGGCGTTACAAGATGCAGATTCACGTGGCTAAGTTTGTCGCTAGGATCGAATTGAAAATTGATGTCGAAGTCAAAGCCTTGCGACTGATACTTTCCATCCAAAAGGTTTCGGGCCTCATCGGTGCCGTGCATCGCGGGATCTGAAGCAGTATGTGCCTTGTTCTTTGATGCGGCGATCACCTGATCAGGGCTCATTCCCCAGCGCGTGTACTGCCAATTTGCGGCAGCTGGGCCTGACCAAACGACCAACGCCACGCCGAAGAGTGACAGAGTTCTCATTGTTCCCCCGATTCCAAACCCTGAATTACCGCTGACCTTAGCCCGTTGGCCGTTTTCAACCTATTGCGGATGCGTCGATATCCACTGCACCGGCCTATTCCGTTCTAATAGCTACGCCGATTGCGCAGCCGTTCTCGATTTTGATCCCGGCATTCCGGAACAGCTTACCCAGCGCTGGTGCTATATCTTCGATCGGCAGCGGTTCTTTTTTTGTCTTCTGGCACCAACCCTCATAGGCAGCGCGCAAATCGCTAGGCGACAGCCGGCCGCCATTGCCCGGCCGCACCATTGCTACGCCGAACTGCTCGGCCTCATTATCAGGATTGCGGGGCTTGGGTTTCGAAGACAGAAGCAAAGGCTTCGAATTGGCCCTCGCTTTCGATGGCGAGAGTTCCTGGATGATGATAGGCGTGGCAGACTCTCTTGCTGCTACTTCGACTGCATGCTCCCGCCCCATCTTCACGCCCAGCGCGATCAAGGCGGATGCCGGCAGGTTGATCGAAAGCGAGAGCGCCAGCGCCTCCAGAACGTCGAACAGCCACTCAGGCACACCGGTGTAGTCTGCAAGCGGTGTCGCGCTTTGCGGAGGCGGTAGCTCTGCAACGACTGCTTTCGCGATCTCGATCCGCTTGGCGATAGCTCCAGACTGATCGGCCTCTTGCCGAGCAACCGCTTCACGAGCGGCTTCAACTTCGTGCTGGGCGGCATCGACGGCGGATTGCAGCAACAGGCGGCAATTCTGACGGCATCCTGCCTCCGCTGACTTCTCGCGAACGGCTTTCTCTGCCTGGGCCTTCGCCGTCTCCGCAGCATCAAGCCGGGAATGGTCCGCCGACTGCGGTTTTGCGGCCTGCGCCTTCGCAAGCTCATCGAGTGCGGCATGTCGCTTGAGTTCAAGAGCGACCATCGGCGCACGGCTTGCTTCCCGTGCAGCGGTGACGCGCTGGGCCGTCTGGATCATCGCGCCACCCTCGCCCGCCAGCATCCCAAGTCCGACAACAACGGCGATGCCCGTATGCCCGCCCGCCAACGCCGTGCCCACAGCTGCGGCTCCGACAGCGAGAATAACCGCCATCGCGATCAATGCCGGTGCGCTCCCCGATTGGATGCCGCCCGACGCCATGACGGCCATGTAGCAGGACGCCGAAAGGGCGAGCAGCCCGGCTCCGATGTAGACCCAGCGCATTGCTATTCCCCTCCGCTGAACCTCTTCGCCTTCGCCAGCAGAGCAAGGGCTTCTTCCATCACGTCTGCGATGCTGGCGTCACAATGCTTGGCGAGATCGGACGCAAGTTGCTTATACGCAGGCGTGCAGCGGTAATTGATCTGCGCCGTCCGGGTCGCTCCCCTCTTCCGCTGTTTCGCCGTTAGCGACGACCGGCGCTCGGCGCGCTGCCGCTTCTCTATGCGATCCGGCTCGGCAGCGAACCCCGCCTGAAACATGCTCGCAAAACTCTCGACGGCTTCATCATCACGCATGGGAAGCCTCCTTTTGCTTTGCGCCGGCAAGCGCTGCCTGCTTGATCTCGGTCCAAAGGGTATCGATCTCTGCCGCTGCGGCCTTGTCCTTCTCAGGACCCGTTTTCCCGCTCGTCATGGCGTTGATGTACGGCACCCGATGCGCGACCGCCGTTCGGGCGATCGGGATCTTGTACGTGTGAAGCGTGTTCCGAGCATTCTCCCCAAGTGACTTCGCCTCCCGGGAGTTCACGTCATTGAGACAGCAAAGATAGGGCGTTCCGATCTGCTGGCACAGTCGCACACAATCCTGCGATGCCATCAGGTCCAGCCCGCTCGCGCGCATCGGGATCACAACCAGGTCACAGACCTTGATCGCATCTTCTGTCACCGTCAGCGAACCGGGCGGGCCATCGAGCAGCACGATCTCATAGGGCGCCGTCAGCCGCAGTGCCTCGATCGCATCACTCGCTCGGTCTTCCCCAGTTAGAAGCGCTGGGTTGTCTGGCGAACCGCGCCGCATGTACCAGTCCGAATAGCTGCCCTGGCTGTCGAGATCGACGACGCAGACCGTATTCTCTTGCGCCGCCCGCACGGCAAACGCAGCCGTCAGCGTGGACTTACCCACCCCGCCCTTCGAGTTCAGCACCCCGATCACGAACATGCCTAGTCCCTCCAAAAATGCCTAGGCGTGATGTCTAGGCAAATTGCCGATGCCTATACGTTGGCGAAATGCCTAGGCATCAAACGAAACGCAAAAGAAAACAGAAGCTTATCGCTTCGATAGTCTAGGCATTGGACAGGTCCGAACAGTGCCTGGGCTCCTGTTGACATGATAACATGATATCATGTATGTCTAGGCAGTCAAGTCCAACATGGTAGGAAAAGGCTTCAGCTATGCTCATTGAGAATCAAAACATGGCCAAAGACCTGCCGCCGTCACGACAAGACAAAGTGCAACTCACAGTCTGGGTCAGCGAAGAACTTCGCGCCGCTATGAAGGTCGCCACGGCGGAAAATCACACCACCTTGCAGGAAGCCATCGAGGCGTTCTGTAACGACTACGCTGCAGCGGCACTCAAGCGGATGAAGCGAAAGTCTCCTGGCGATTGAGAGTTGATAGATCAACAACTCAACGAGGAAGAGACAGTCATGGCTTCAAAATTCAATGGAAAGATCACGAATCCCAAATTCCCGGGACCGGAGATGGCCTTCGCGGAATGTGAAGTCACCGATCGGTGGGGCGACTTCACCGGCATCTGTGCACGGCTGGTGGCGTACCGGTCGCCGTTCGGTGGACTTCGTTTCAGATGGGAGGCGTCATCGACAAATGCTCGCAGGATGCGCGCCTCCTTTGCAAGCATCCAACAGGCCGCTGAAACCGCTCGCGCTCACCCCGACATGCGCAACGTGATGGAGTTCGCCAATGTCTGACGAACAGAACCTTTCCCGCCGTGGCATCTTGCGGCTAGGCAGTATCGCTGGCGGTCTGTTGCTGCCATTCGCCGGCGGACAAGCTTTATCGCTGGTCGATAGGAAGTCGGCGGCCGATCTCGCCGTCAAGCGACAGGCCTTCTCTATGTCTCCGCAGATGGCGCAGTTTTGGGGTGCAGCGGAAGAACTCGCGTGCTCCGGCAAACCTTTCTACACGGGCGACGATCTTCGGGGTGGGGCTCTTTCTACTTACGACACGGATATGTTGGTGCGAAAGGCCCTGCGTCAGAAGATGGAAGACGCCGCTGCAGCGCTCTGGGCTCAGCCTTGCGTTTCCTGGCGCGACGTCGCGGAGCGGGCCGAGATCGCTTGGACGGCGGCACCTAAAGAGCAAACGTGGTCGCCGGTTGAAGCTGGCCTGTACGAGCCGCAACGATTTACTGGGCGGCTGCTGCATGGCCAACGTGATCCTCGCACACCTAGCCACACAAACGAGTTCTGGGCTTGGGGCGAGTTTCCAGTAAACGCTTCCGCAGCGCTCATCGAAGGAGTGTTGTCGATGACGCACGGTCGCCGCTTCTCGCCATGCATCGAAGGGGATCGGCGCGCCACCGCTGCAAACGGCTACGAATGGCGCCCGCTAGAAGACCCGACTGCGAGCAGTTTGCCGTGGGGAGGTGCCGATGCTTAATCAGATCTCCCGCCGAGCAGCGATCGGCACTGTCGCAAGCATGGCCGCAGTCGCAGCCACATCATCGGCCGTCGCTAGTACCCATGTCGCCCCATCCTCTGAGCTGGTGGCGTGGCGAGCGGCACGAACGGCATATTGGGATGCCGTCGAGCGAGTGCAGGACTGCCTGATGGAGGGTCGCCGAGCGCCTATTGAAGCCGACGCATTATTTGAAAGCCCAGAGTACGTTGCCCTGGACGCCGAAATGGGCGCCGCATGCCGCGTGCTCGACGCTGCAGTTGGGCGGATCAGGAGCCGTCCCGTTCGATCTGTCTATGATCTTGCCGAACTCGCAGAAATGGTTCGTGGAGAGAAGTGGTGGAACCCCGGCGAGTATGATCCGGAGGCAGACGATGCTCCCGACCCGGATGTGATCGCCGTGTTCGATGCCATCGCGTCGCTGGCCGCTAGAACGATCAAGGAAGTCTAAGTACAGCGTTAGAGGAAGGGCGGTCTGGAGCAATCCGGCCGCCTCATTGTTATAGAACTTCAGCGAATTGGCAGCACATACGACAAGCCCAGGCGGACGGTTTCAAAGTCGCCGCCGAGAACGGTGGACTGAGAAGCTCGTGCTTCGCTGGAAAACGACACGCTCTTGAACGTTTCTAGCTTGGTGTAGCGGAATTCTAGATTGGCATGCCAATTTTCGGTAAGACGATATTCGAAGCCGCCGCCGAAGCTCGGACCACCCAGTGTGGCTCCCACATCTTCAAGATTAAACGATTTCTCGAAACCCTGATCCACCTTTGCGAGTGTCCACCCGCCCAACCCATAGATTAAAGTTGTCTGAGAGGCTAACCATCCAGCCTTTCCGATAAAGCTAGCAGACCAAGCAACATCTCGCGCGCATCGCCCGGCATCTTCCCAGCTTACGAAGACGTTGCTTTCCATGCCATCCGACCAATGATAGTGGCACTTTTGACTGAGGGTCATTCCGAACGGATCGTAATCGATCCCTACCCCGATGACGGCATTCTTTATTCGCCAGCTAGCGCCAAGCGAGAAACCCCCGTTCCACGCTGTGTCGCTGCCGTCGATAGATCTGGCGGTATCGTCGATTTCGCTCACAAACGAACTTTGGCTGGCGCTATTGTAGTGCCCAAGTTGGGTATAGGCGCCGATTGATATAGCCGACCAGTCGTCGGCCCTGGCTTGGCTCAGCGGGATGCCGACAGACAGAACCACGAGAATGGGTATTGTGCCCTTCATTCGAGTTCGCCTCCCCACCCAACCGAAACGTTGCATGTGGCTGCAAAGAAAAACAGAATTTGAGCGAAAGGCTTTGGGGGATAACGAAGTTATCTGCAGCGGCTTTTGTTGGTAGTTTTGTTGGTATGTTCTGAAGATCAAAAACTTAAGTATAAGAACTCAATCGCTTCTTTGCCTGTCGTGTGCATGCTGGCGGGCCACCAATAAATGCGGCTAAAGGTTACGGAGAAGGATGGCCGACATGCTTCGATAAGCTCGAACGGGCGTTCGGCACCGCGAAACGGCAATGACAAAAACAAAATCAACGAGGGGGAAATCCG